ATCAGGGCTTGCAGAGCCTTGTTTTTCTGCGCCGTGACGGGCAGGCACAAGTCGGCAGTCTCGAAGTACGACTGTATCGGGTTGAGCGTCAGGCCGTCGATCTCGTCGGTGCCTGTCTCGTGAACCCAGAACTTGTACGGGTTGTCATACGTAATAGTAAATGTGGCGGCAGAGCCCGCACCGCCAGTCACGCTGACTGGGTTGGTTGGGGCGGTGCTATACTGCCCCGCGTTGGTGATCGTGACGCCAGTGATGCCGCCTGTGCCGTTAACCGTGGACACAGTCAACTCTGTCGTAATCAAGCCGATGCCGCCTACGACGGCAAGTGTGTTACCCACAACGTAGCCAGTGCCAGCCGCAGTCACGGTGACGCTAAAGGCTTGAGCCTCCTGCGGCGCGACGCCAGACAGGAGCGGCTTGCTGAACACGGCAGGGAAGAGACCCGCGCCGCGCCCGTCATTAGGCAGTTCGGTGTCGTACCACGTATTCTCGCGGACGTTGTAGATGATGGCGTGGTTCGGCTCGGTGCTGTCGCCAAACGGGAAGCACCACCATATCTCACCAAAGCGTGGAACCTTATACGCAAACACCTTCTGGCGCTGCGCGTAGTTCAGATTGTCGAAGAAGAAGTTGAGGTTCATGTTGTTCTCAACCTCGCGCACGACACCGTTGAACATCAGGAAGCGGTCGGTCCCGATCCAGTAGAAGATGCCGTCATACTCAATGACGCTGTTGGACGCCAAGATCGAAGATTGTGTGCTGATTGTGTCAAACTGGAATATAGGCGTGCCGCCGACGTAGGTGCCGCGAATGAGGCTGTCGGCCGACCAGAACAGGCCAGAGGGGCTGTTGCCCGGTCCGCCGCGCAGTGGCATGGCCCTGACGATCTTCTGGCCGGTGATGTACGCATTGCCTGAGCCAGAGCCAGTGAAGTCTGACGGTGTGTTGGGTACGGACCACGCCGCGTAGCCGTCGTTACCAAATACGAACGTGTAGGGTGGCAGTGTAGCAACGCCGCCTGTGGCGCTGAAGTTGGCAGGCACCGTGGTGACTTGCGTCAGGACCGACGTGCCGAGGAGGTTGCCGATGAAGAGCTCGCCGCCGTCGCTGTTGCATATGCAGTTGAGGTTCGGCGCGACTTGCGCGACGAGTTGATTGCCGTTCGTCGTGTCATAGGACGTGGCGAACTGCCACATGTTTGCGTCGTCTGCCGTGAAGCCCGACGTGGGCGTGCGGTCGGTGATGACGCTCGTGTTGAACGTGCTGTCGATGAAGAAGCGCTCAAGGCGGTCGGACGAGCCTGCGTGGACGTATGTCAGCAAGTCCTGCGTGTACTCGGCGAGTGCACGCGGCAGTCCGCGCAGGAACTTGTTGATCGAGCGGTAGCCGCCGATCTTACGTGGCAGGCCACGCTGGAAGCGGACCCACTGCCCGTCGACATACTGGTCGCCCTCAAACCTCGTCCCGTCCCGCTTAATGCCGGGGAGCGATCTGATCTGAACAATGTTCTCGGCCATTACCCCAACGCCACTGCAAACACGATGGCGTCATTGCTGCTGGCAGTGATACCGAGGGCCGACTGCGCCGCCGCCTGACTGACCGCCGTGAAGACGCCGATGCCGACCGTCGTGCCGCCGAGGTTGATGAGCGCGGCACCGGCCGTCGTTGCACCTGTGCCGCCGTCGGCAATGGCGATTGGCGTTGCGACGCCGCCTGTCTCTGCGTCAACGACTTCGGTGCCGTTGGAGTACAGAATGGCGCGGCTGCCGCGAGTGACCAACACGCCCGGTGTCTGGGGACTGGTCCGAACGCGTAGGGTGAAGGAGCCGCCCGTTGTGTTGTTGTACACCCAGTATTGCTGCACCGTACTTGGGACAATAACCTCGATGTTACCCGCAATCGCGCCATTGAACTCATAGGCGATGCGGTTAAGTTCAGCGCCAGCAAGCGTGTAGTTACCGCTCAGGGCGGCTAAGCTGATTGCCGTGTAGTCAAAGGCGAAGACGGCGCTCTGACCGAGGCCGATGGTGAACCAGCTCAGGCCGTCTGTGATTAGCGTCGCACTGTCACCCGGTGCCATTACCAGCGAAGCGCCGCCGTTAATGGTATCGGCCCCCTGCGGCGTGGCAGTTAAGTCGCCAGTACCACCGTTGCGTAGCGAGACGAACCAGTCGTTCCCGACCGTCGCCGCCGGGGGCAGCGTGAACGTGCCAACGCCGCCGTTCCACACATACGCCTCGGCGCGGTCTGTGTCACCGGCAGTGTAGCTTGAGTTGAAGAGCGTGACCGGCGCTGACTGCGACAGTGTCGAGCCAGTTGCGGTGAGGCCGTAGCCTGCAAGGGCCGAGGCCTGAGCCTGCGCCGTTGCGGCACCGTAGCGGAACACGCGCCATGTACCGGCAGCCGTGGTGTTGCTGGTAAGGTATATCTGCCACTGCTCGCCCTGCGCCATCGACAGGAGCGTAGCGCCCACGCTGTTCTTGACGGTGACAGTATTCGGCCCAAGGTTGTTGAACAGGACCGTCTGGCCGGTGCCTGTCTGATCGGCGGCCGGCATGATGATTGAGAACGCGCCCGTCGGTGTCACGTCGATGATGCGGGCGACAGGGTACTCGTTTGTGCTGCTCTCAAGCGGCCACTCAAGGGTGACGTCGGCCGTGAGCGCGAGTGACAAATAGGAGACGTCCGACGGGTATATCGTCGTGCCACCAAAAACCTGTGTAAATGTGTTGGTCATTACGCCTCCTTGCGCACGGCGGATCGGTCTAGGATTTTAGCGAGGTCTTCGCCGTTCAACATTGCCGCCGCGCGGTCGTACATGCTCTGCCAAACTGGGATGCGTTCGTCGTTCTTCAGGAACGGTGTCGCCTCAACCAGCGCGCCGTAAAGCAGAAGCTGTGGGGCGTATTCCGTAATCCAGTTCGTCTGCACCGTGTCGTCGAGCAGTGGCGGCAGTTCATAGTACAGGATTTCAAATGGGTACTCTGCGTCTGGTGTCGGCGCGAATAGCCAGTGGCTGTAGTCATAGTCGCTGTAGAATAAAGGCGTATCCGTCTCCGAGGCGTCCGGCCAGTAAGACCGAAGATATTCGTACACGCGGGAGAATATGATTTTGCGGCTGCTGAACGTAGTGCCTGTGCCGATGTTGATCGACACAGTGTCGCGCCAGCGGTCGGGCTTGGGGTAGACAGACTGTCCCACAGCGAGCGTGCCAGTCACGACATTGATGAAGCCCTCGACCTTCAGCTCGCGGGCGATGCGGCGCTCGGCGAGGTTGATCAGGCGCGGGATTTGTTCAAAGACAATGGGGTCTGACGCGAGGGTGTCGCCGCGCTCAAGGTAGCGCTGCACGTCCTGTTTCAGCGTTGTGAATGTCATTGTTGTGGCCATAACGCGCCCCTATATCAGTTTTTTACGTTTTGCGCACCAGAAAACCCGCCTTCATCATACGGCATCTAGCATTTCAGGGCAAGCGTAGACCCGCATACCCTGCCCGAACTTTTTATGGTATGTGATTGAGCACACCTCCCTGTCCGAGAACCACGCGCCGCGAGAGGCATACGCGTCCCTAGCGGCCAGTGTCGGGTGCTGGAACACCTTGAGACCTGCGGCCTCGTCTTCCTTCGTGTGGTGGTAATTTCCTGTGTGGCAGTAGCGCTTCTTGGTTCGCCCCCACATCTCGGAGAACATTGCTGGGATGATCTCGCGCATCGCGCTAAACTTCTTCAAGTGGCTGTGGTGGAAGGCCAGCATGACAACGCCGAACTCATAGGCGTAATACGGCAGCGCGCTGTCGTCGACGGTGATGCGCGGCTCGTTCTCGTACAGCGCCTTGAACATCGTGCGCAGCCAGACGGACGAGGCCATGTCGTGATTGCCCTCGGCGAGGATGACGTGAACTGTCTTGTGCTTGGCCAGCAGCATGTTGATGATGCGGCGCAGGACACGCACGGCGACCTCGACCATTTTGGTGAAGCGACCGTCTGCGTCGAGGATGTGGCCGCTTGTGGGTGTTACGGCAGACAGGCCGTCATAGTGCAGCAAGTCGCCGAGCTGGTTCAGGACGGCCGTCTCGCTGTCTGGCGAGGACTTGATGATCTGCTCGAAGCAGCCGACGATGACCGCCTCCGCAATAGTCAAGTCCCAGTCGGCCTGCATGTTCTCGCGGTGCCACGCAAGCATGCCGATGTGCGCATCGGTTAGGGTGTACATGGTCAGCAGGTCGGCGTTGAACTGTTCTGGCGCGATGATTGGATCGAGGCGCGGTAGCGTGGTCGCCATTGCCTCGACGGCGGCCTTGAATATCTCCTGCTGTCGAGCCGCGTCGATGGAGGCCTTGACCCACTGCCCTGTGGCGTCACCGTCCTTGTTGTAGTAGGTGGACACGCCCTTGGCGATAAAGCCGTCGGGCACCGGCCTTGTGAAGTCAAATTCAGGCGCGTAGCCTACCTTCGCGGCCTTGCGCTTGACGTTGATCAGCGTTTCAGACGCGCTACCGGCGCTCATACCCAGAGCGGCATCGGCCATTTTTGCGCTACCGTTGGCGACTATGGCATCAAGCACCTCCCGCTGACGCGGCGTGCAATAGGGATACAACCCCTCGTCTACCGTTACAGGTTTTCTCATTAGGAGCCTTTCTGGCTGTGTCGCTCACTTTACGTTTACGGCATCTTCCCACGCTTTGACTGTCAAGCGATGCTTGCTACTACAATCTGTATATTTCGCAATGATGTCAGCCTCCCAGAGCGCGCGCTCAGGGTCAATAAGTACGAGTGGGGGGTCCTGAAGCGTCGGGCACTTCGCCGCTAGGTTTGCCGGAGGCAGCGGCATTGGCGTCACTGACACCGCCTTCGAGCACCCTGCGCAGAGCATCAGAACCAGCGCAATCAACAGGAACGGCAGGAGCCGTCTTGTATATCTCACGAATGGTGTTGGTGCGTTCGGTTGCCACCACATTGGCTTGATCTCGTTCAACTTCGTAGGTTTGCGAAACATTGTCTACTACCTCTTGTTTTTTGACGCGCAGCTTCTCAGCCTTCTCCAGCGCCTTTGCGAAGGCTGCGTCGCACTGCCAGTCACGGACTTTGTAACCTGAAGCAGCGCCAATAATCAGCGCGCCTGCAAAGGCATACAGCATCACTGGGTTGGGCATTAAAGCCATTGCTTGTACTTCCTTGTCTTTGCCTTGCGGTCGTCGAGACCGTGCGTGCCGCCGTTAATGCGCTTTGTCAGCGCGAGGATCGCGACGTCGCCTGTACCTTGGTCGCAGATCGACCACAGCTTGTTCTTATCAAAGAACCACAGTGCGCTTTCAAAACACAGTTCGCCCGACACAAGGTCGGGGTCGTGCATTACTTCGGGTCGGTTGATGTAGTCTGCGAAGGCTTGGTAATTTGCCTTGCCAGTAAGTTGGAGAGCGCCACGTCCACGGAACTTCCAGCCATCCCCAGACGCTTCATTGCCATTGCCCATACGGTTTGCGTATACCCGATTAGCAATCTTTTTTGGCTGACGTTCATACGCTTTAGCCATTGCTTCAGTCGGGAAATACTTACCAAAGATGCCGCGTAAACCCTTCGCACCATAGTTAAGGTTCTCGCTAAAAGCCTTGAAGCCGCCGCTTTCGTGCGCTGTTTGAGCAAAGAAATGCGCTGCACGATTGTGCGATAGTTTATAGAAAGCCGCAGCCTTCTTAAATGTTCCCGGACCGAATGCGCCATCTGCCGTTACTCCTATTTTCTGTTGAAGGTTTATGAGGCTCACTTGTCGTCCTTCCGATTATTCCATAGCTCAAAGAGCGTCTTAATCTTTTCCTCAACCACAG